TCCATCACGTCCTGCTTGCTTGACATACAGCCCTCCAATTAGGGGGTCGGAACAGAGGGCGGAACAGGAGTCGGAGCGGCTGCTGGCGTGTTGGCGGCAACTGCTGCAGCTAGGTTGCTTGTGTTTGCCTCGATGGACGCAGAAAGGTCTGCGAGCTTGGCGGCATCGGTTCCTGCCGCGTCGAGTTGCGCCTTTAGCCCCTGAAGGAGGGTTACCGCTGAGGCGACAGCATCGCCGTTCGCTTTTACGTCGGCTTCGAGCGAGCTAAGGTCAGCCATAATATCGGTCTCCTGGGTTCCGAGTTTAGCGAGGGATTTGGCGAGGCCGTCCAGCAAAAGGTTGTTGTCCTGCTGTGCTTTTAGGACCTCTCGAAGCAGGTCGAGGACAAGGTTCTCTGCTAGCACAGTAGATACCCTGGTTTGTAATGACTATTATAGATCAAAATGGTTAGTCCGTCAACCAAAATCTTCTGGTCAAATTTTGGTCGTGCCTATCTCCCACTGTTAGCAGTCAGACGTCCTTCAGGCGTACCGACGTGATAAACCGTTGAGTCGCTCCCGTGAGCTGTCAACCGCCCCGAAGCCGCTTCCGGCGCTCCCTGCTTGCGTAGCATGTGCAAGCTGACGTGGTACTTCTGTGTTTTCGGGTCCCACTCCGGTTTGTTCAGCCTAACGCTGGTGCTAGGCCCGACGTGAAACTTGGACTGATTTATCATGTCGAGCCCAGCCTCGCTCTGAGCTCGCGTGTTGATGAACTGCTGCCAATAGACGCTGCCGCCTCTAGCCAACGGATAAGCTCGGCCCTGCACGTTGCTCTCTACGGAACCCTTCACTTTCCAAGCACTGCCGATGCGCCCGGCGCCGACTCCTGCTTGTCCTTGCGCCAGCGCTAGACCGCAACTAGCGACGAGGAATGCCGCCGCTGGCACCATGTTGGCGAAGATGATCATTGAGTGCATTGTACTGGGCATCCAACGCCTGCAGCATCTGATCACTTTTCTTCTCGATCAGGTCGATCTGTTTCTGGAAGGTCTCGAACCGCGACGTATTGGTCACCTGCAGGTTGTTCAAGTTGTTGCCGAGCCCATTGAGACGGTCGTTGAGCACATTCTGGAGGTTCGCTATGCCCTCCACTTTCCGAGCTAGCGGTGTGTCGAGCCTGTCGACGCGCTCCTCGAACGCTCTCAGGGCATCATTAACCCGGTCGATGCGCAAGTTTATCTGGTCTATAAACCGCTCACGCGTCCTGTTTATTTCAGCAATTGCTTTTTCCTGTTCGCCGAGTTGCCGAGACGTCGTCGCATAGAACGCGATTCCTACCGCAACCCAGCCGATGATCGTAATTATGGGTGCCCATGGGATCCGATTAGCAAAGTCGGTGAACCTGTGGTTTCCATTCGGCGGGCTCATAGCTCATCTGCGTCCGTCCAGCTTGCGCATTATTTCCTGCTCTGTAGCGTACATAGTGTCGAGTAGGCTAACGATCTTGTCGATGCGCTGCTCGAGCCGCTGTGCATTGTTCTCGATGTTCACAAACCTGTTATTGGCTTCAACGATACGCACTTGGATGGTCTGGCTCTGATTGGAGATACTGTCCGCCACTGCCTTCAACTGCGCCGTGTAGGCGTCCATCAGCTTCTCACGCGTCGTGAAGATGCGCTCGATGGATGCCTTGTTGTCGGCGAGAGTGCGCTGTGTGGTTGCGTAGAACGTGGCCCCAAACACGATCCAGCCGACCACCGTGATGATCGGCATCCACGGGACCTGGTTGAGCGTAGTGATAATACCGTTCTGCTGACCATCAGGCATGATGCGCTACTCACTGCGGACCGGCTGCTCCGCCGGGCCCAACTGTACCAGCTGCGCCACCTTTCTGAAGCGTCGGATCTTCCGCAGTCCCAGGAGGACCGACGTCGCCCTGCGGTATTGGCGAGTCGAACACAGGAGGATGACGTCCAAACCCGACAATGTTACGCATTTCAAGCGGGGTAAACAGTGGTTGCGGAGCAATCAGGTTGCCAGTTTCATCTGTTTGGGCTCCAGCAAGGTGAGCCTTCATGAGGTTCACAGCGCTTCGTGCCATCTGGGCTGAAGTCTGTCCGCGCTCCAGAGGATCCATCTTGAAGGCTTCCGGCCACGTGATTTGCAGGTTAACAGGCTTCGGAAGGGCTCCAGCGTTGATGAAACAGTCTAGAAGTCTCTTCAGGATTACCGGGTTTGCATACTCTGCAATGCGCTCCGCAATGCGGTCTGCCCAGTTAGATCTGTCGTTTCGGGACGAAATCTGCCCAATCGAGGCTCCAGTTAGCACTAATTGCGGGATTCCAGTGCCTGCGGAGATGCATTGCACAATCATCTTGAACACGTTCTGCGGATCCACAGGATGTGCGCCCAATTCCGTGATCTTGACGCCTCTGGTGCGCATAAACCTGCGCAAATGGTGTTGATATTCCTCCACCTCCCTCTTCAACTCGTCCATGTCCTCGGGTGCGACGTCGATGTCCTTGTCGATGTCCAGCTGCATACCACGGTTAACGATCAGCCAGAAAGTTTCAGCGCTACCCCCACTGACCTTCAATAAGTCGCAAAGGTCGTTGAAGACGGACTCCAAGCGTGAGCACCCGTATGTGCCATCCTCCAGAAGGTTCTCAGCAACCTGTACAAGACGCGAATAGTGGCACTTGAACGGCTGTCTCAACTGGATGACGGAACCTAGGGTAGAGCGGTTTGACGATCCATCGGTGACAAACCGTCCTGGGTTGATCTCGTACATCACGGGCTGACCGAAGCGAGGATTTGACTTGTCCTCCTCGTACTCTAAAATCTGGCAAGCCCCTTCGTGGTAGGGCTGCAGGTAAATCACCTCCCGGAGTACATTCGCACCGGGCCTGGCGATGATTGGGGCCGCCAGATCAGCTCCGTCATCGAACCCCACAACCATCACTGCGTATTTGCCTAAGCCTGCTAGTTTATCGAGCCGAATAACGTGGAACCAGAGAGCTTGCTCTTCTATGATCTCTTGGAAGGCTATGTTGAACTCTTCATTATCGGCCTGGAGCGTTGGAGGGTCTGTCCAGCACCCTAGGACTGGAGCATCTACGACGCGCTTCGCCATCCCTTGGCGGTAGTAGGAGGCGATGAAGTTGCGGTAGTCAACTCTACGATTCCAACCGAAGACCTCGTACAGATCCCTCTGACCGTGAAACTGGATGCCCGCCATCCACATTCGCATGCGGTTAGCCAGGTTTCGGAACATGTCTTGGGCGTCAACAACAGTTCCCATGGTACTATCTCCAGGTCAACGTACCAGTACGAGGTCGAGCCCCACTGCGCATGGCTTCGCGCTGTTTCTTGCCTGCTTGAACAACATCCATTCGGTGGGTGTCTCGATCGCGCCCCCACGTCAAGGAGTACAGTTTCTTGCCTGTTAACCGCGTATACGCGGCCCCAGTCGTGTCGACTTGGTCGTCATAAGCCCCAGGGAAGGTGTCGAACTCGTGGATGTACGTATCATTCCACTTATCCGCCATCAAAAAGACCTTACCCGCCTCTGCACCGGCCAACAAGGGCTGAGCCCTCAAGACTTTACTGGTGACCACAGGAATTGGTTCAACATGGTACTCGGGCAGCACTGTTTTGTCGTAGTGTTCTACAAGGGCTTTGCCAGCTGATCCAGGCTCCTGTTCGATGAAGATTTCCGTCTGGATCCCGTCGGAAACAGCCGTCCGGAGCACCAAGTCTTCTGCCTGTTGGGGCGAAATCTGCTTGCGGATCACGTTTAGGATGTAGAAGAACCCCGTTTCCCTGTCGTACCCGCACAACGCCCCCACGGTGTAATCCCCGCCGTCCTCTGTCGCTGCAAGATCCCAAACCCTGCACAACTTGAGCTTGGTCATAGGAACGATCTCAACAACCTTCAGCCACGCTCCGTCTGCGAGCCTCTTTGATTCATCGAGTGGACGCTGCTGGAAAAGAGCCTGGAAATAGGAAGACCCGAGTACCTCAAGCCGTCCGAGGAGAGTTTCCAGTGGATACCTTTCTGGAAATAGGGCTTCCCCAGGTTGACGTCCCAAGACATCGCCCTGCTCTGCAACAGCAGGCAGAACGATATTGGTCCATTGACCAGGAAACTCCTTAAGGATGCGCCCGATGAGATCGTCACTGTGCCAACGGGTAGCAATGATGATGCATGTTCCTCCTGGCTCGAGACGTGGGAAGGCCGTTGTTCGAAACCAGTTCCAGACGTAGTCTCGACTGACTTGGGAGAGGGCTTCCTTGATTTCCTTGACGTAGTCGTCGATGAGGAGGACATCTGCACCCTTCCCGGTGATGGCTCCGGTGAGTCCCACGGACACCATGCCACCGCCTGTGGTTGTCTTGAAGTTGTCGACACGTGATGCGTCCTTGCGAACTGCTGTTGTCAGGATCTCTGCGTTGTCAACGACTAAGTCTCGAGCGCGTCGGCCGAAATCTTCGGACAAATCTGCGCCATACGAGCACAAAATCACGTGTTTTCCAGGGAAATTCTCTAGCACCCAGACCGGGGTGTACACGTCAATCAGCTCGGATTTGCCATGCCGTGGAGGTGCAGAAATGATGATTCTGCCGTTGCCTTTCGCGATGGCATTGGCGATAACCTGGGACACATACATCAACCAACGCGCAGGAATCCACCTTCCCTGGCTCAATTTGTACGCAAATGTCGCAGGGGTAAGCTTCCAGTTCCCAACAATCTGGGACAGAAGCTCCTCACCCTCCGCGGAAATCTCAGTCATTTGGGTGCTTCGATCATAGGAACGTTATGTCCGCGAATGTACCGTTGGTTGCTGGATAGTACAGCGCCTTCCCGACGAGCGGAAAGGTAGTAAAGCCGTCACTGATGAACTCGATATCCGAGTCCACTGTGAACTGCACTCTCGGGCAAATGATCTGGACTTGCGGCCCCTGCGCATTCGCACCGACAAACCTTATTGCCCTGAAGATTGTGTCGCCTAGTATCTTGTAAGTTCCGCTGACCAGAGTCGCCCCCAAACCGAGCATTATGGTTTCGGCGTGCATCTCGTCGCAGTTGATGGTTACTGACAACGCCTGAGTCTTGAGCAGAACAAGGTCTTGCACCTGAGCGCCTGGAGCCATTGAGGAGAAGTGTTCAATGAACTCTTGCGCCGGCTTCAGCGAAAACTTCGGACAGTTACCGATGTGTGCCCAAGACGTGGATCCTACAGCGGCTGTGTACACGTTTCCCTTTCCGATGTAGTAGTTGAGTGTGCTGGGAGGGGTTGTAGGCATGTGTGTCCCTCAGATGAAGTGGGCGTCGCAGAAGGTGTAGTCTGTTCCGCCAGGAGTTCTAGGCCAATACATCGCTTCCCCCGTCAGTGGCAAGGACAGGAGATCTTGGCTGATGAAGCCAGCTTCGGTGTCTAGGCCAAACAGCACCTTCGGCAGGAACAGTTGGACAGGGGCTCCCTGCGTATTCGTTCCGGCTAGCATAACAGCTCTGAAGACTAACGGCGTGTCTACGCGATAAACAGCACTACCGATGTCCGTTGCGCCTAGAGCGAGCATCAACGTCTCCGCAACCATCTCGTCAGCGTCGATCGACACTGCTAACGACTTGGTTTTGACCTCGATCGCGTCGGGAACCGCAACGCCGTCTGCTGTGACGAAGTTGTGCTTTATCACTTCCGTAGTAGCCTTGACCGAAAACTTTGGACAGTTTCCGATGTGTAACCAGGAAGTCGTGTCGACCGCAGACGTGTAGACGTTGCCTCGTCCCAGAAAGTAGTTAAGCGGGTTCGGGGCAGTCTGCGGTGCCATGCTACTTCTGCGTAACGGTTCGAGTCATACGGATGATCAATTCCTGCGCAGAAGCCAAGGCTTCTGGGCTCTTGAGGATCTGTTTCACGTCGAACGCCTCAGTTTCCTCGGTCTCTCCTGTCGGAATCAGGGCTTTCGGCTCGGCAATCTTGCGCATTACCGCTTCGATGCTCTCCGACCGCAGCTCCCTCTTGTCGTTTACGTTCCCCATCGAGCTAAGCCCGAGGGAAACACGCTGCAGCTTCACTACACGCTCCATGACGTCCACAAAGGTCTTAGGATCATCGACCAACATCGACCAGTCGACGTCGCTGATCATGTTCTTGAGGCGGTTGTACATGTTCTCCGCCTGCAAGAAGTGGTCGTCCTCGCAGTGCATGATGCGGTTTTCGCGCTGTTTGGCCGCATGGATCGCAGCCATCATGTCATAACAGCGGATTCTTACGCCCCAGTACTCCTCGTGGTACCAGCACAAAACCTGATCATGCGGCCATTTTGTGAGTTTGTGCGTCTGTCTTGCGCCTGGTTGCACGCAATAAGCCGAAAACGCAGCGTAATGTTCGGTGTCCTCGAAGGGAAATCGCGCCCAAAGCGGCTCACCAGTGGGCAAAGCAGGAAACCCCTCCGCGTACGACAGGTGCAAAGTCGCGGCGTCCAAGTACTCCTGCATGCTTTTGTAGCGTTCTTCCGTGATCTCCGACTCCGCCTGGTCCTTAGGTTCTGGGGAATTTCCGCAGAACAGCCGCCAATCCAGCAAGTCTGCGCGGTAAATGAACTTCGGCAAGCTGTACTCGTTCTGCGGGAGGTTCTGAGTGAGCGCTTCGACCAGCTCCGCCCTGCTGCGTACCAAGTCAAGATTGACCCCCTTGATGGCTAGCGGAACCAGTGGGATCGCGACTTCGGGCGGAACTTCAGCAGGGAGCGCGTTGCTTGTCAGTAGGGTCTGGGCTTCCGGGGTGGCTTCGGGCGCGGCTTGCCCGGCTTCGGTGGTCGTGGTGGTGGTGGTGGTTGTGGCGCCATGGGTGGTAGGGTCTCCTTGTTGGGGGATTGCCTTTGGGGGCGGGGGTAGTGTGTCACCCTGCTTGGCTGTGCTCTGGCTCTTGTAGGATGACAGGGACTCTAAGAGGGCGTCACGCGAGGCTGCAGTATCCTTCGCGTAGTCCTCAGGACTGCGGAGCCTTGGGGGCTTCGGCACGTTTTCCGCCATAAGGCGATCAATATCAGCGGGTTTCAGCTTCATGGGTCGTGGGGGTTTTGACTTATTTGGGTCTATTATATATGAGGGTGTATGGGCTAGTCAACCGAAATCTTCTGGTCATTTTTTGGTCAACGGGTTTCGCCCCGACCGCAAAGGCGGGCAGGTGGTGCAAAAACCCTGAAAAATCCGGTTAGGTTGTAGAGACCGCTGAGCTCCCGGTTTTGGCTGGGCCAAAAATATTCCGGGAAAATTTTTCCGCCGGGCCCTGTTTGGCCGGGCCGTGCGAAAATATTAACCGCGCGCGGCTGGGCCATTTTGGGCCCATGCAAATTTGCTTGGCAGCCAAGCGAAAACAACCGTTGCGTAATTTTATGTCGTGTGTTATATTAAACGTGCAATGAGGAAATAGTTCCTCGTTGAAACAAAAGGTACTAAAATGTCCACGTTCCCAAAAGTATCCTACAAGATCCCAAGCAACCTGGTCGACACCCTTAACGGGATGGCCCACACCAGTCAGAAAATTAGGTTTCTGACCAAGAACGGGTACAATAAGTACCAGGTGTCGAAGATGTTAAATATCCGGTATCAATGGGTATATAATGTCCTCAACCAAAATCTGAAGAACCAGTAATAACTGGTAGGCCAAATTCGGACTGGGACAGGAATGTCCCAGTCCATTTTTATTCCGGCCGGGCCATTTAGGGCCGGGCCGTTTTGGGCCCAGAGGCCCGGGACGGGTGAGGCCGCACCGCCCAAGCGACCGACCCCCTAGCCTTCGCGGGTGGTCGGCCCGGGAGCTTCCGCATTCCATTCTCGGGCCCGGCAGCGCGCAGCCGCCCAAAACGGGGACCCCGGCAACTACACAATGAATTTTGGGAGGTACACACTTGCTTTT